AGTCCCTGAGCGAGGCCCAGAGCGAGTCCCTGAGCGAGGCCCAGAGCGAGTCCCTGAGCGAGCCCCTGAGCGAGTCACTGAGCGAGGCCCAGAGCGAGCCCCAGAGCGAGTCACTGAGCGAGGCCCAGAGCGAGTCCCTGAGCGAGCCCCTGAGCGAGTCACTGAGCGAGGCCCACGCGCGCCCATATTCCGCCGCGCCGTCAGCGGGCGACGCCACCCACACGACGTGGGCCACGTTGACCCCGCCGATCTCGGCGAGGCGTCGTGCCGCCGCGTCGGCGCGGGGTCGGTCGGCGGGCTCCGTGCTCGTCGCCTGCGCGAAGTACCTTTCACGGTACTCGGCGATTTTGGCGGTCTGTTCGGGGGTCAGTGCGGTGATCATGTAGATGATGTCTCCTCTTGTTGTTCGTCGGCGATCATGGCCGGTCTCCGTTGTCCACGAGGCGACCGGCCAGGGCGCGCGCCTCGTCGCGCTCGCGGCAGACGCGGCGCATGAAGTCGGGCACCGCTTCATCGGCGTCGCAGTCGTAGCCGAGTTCGGTCGCCTCCTTCTCGATCCACTCGACGGTCGCGCGCTCGGCCAACGCCCGCTGGGCCAGCGCCCGGATCGCGTTCACGTCCGAGTGCATCGGCTCGCCCGTGTCGCGGTACTCGCGGTGCTCCCGGAGTGCGCCCGCGATCCCGTCCGCGTAGCGGCGGTGGCGCGTCTCGGCGTACTTCGCGCGCCCCCGCTCGGTCCGCATCGCGCGCTCGCAGACGCACGCGAGACACGTCCCGCGCTCGTCCGGGCCGCAACCGCAGTCGCAACCGTTGTCGGCGAGGGCGTCGCAGGCCAGCGCCCAGTCGGTCAGGTGGCCATTCGCGTCGCGCTCGTGCCGCTGGTCGCCGGGGCAGATATCGTCGATCATGCGAACATCCCCCGTTGGACGCGGCACGCCCGCGTGTGGTCGTAGATTTCCCTCGCGCCCGTGCAGCGAAAGCCACAGTCGCAACGGTAGGACCGCCGCCATCCAACCAGGTCGGCCACGTCGAGAAAGCGCCCGAGGCGCAGCGTCTCGGCGAACACGAACGCCCGCCGAGAAAGCCCGGACACGCCCGCCGGGGGTACCGAACGGGGCGCCGTTGCGCGGGGCTCTTGGCCCTCTCCCGTCTCCGGCGGGCGGTCCAGGCACGTCGAGGGTAGCACGCGCGCGCTCACTTCGCGCCTCCAGGATTGCCGCACGTCTCGCACCGGACGCGAGTCGGGGCGGGCTTGCCCTTGACGCGGCGCCGGACAGCCTCGTGCTCGCACTCCAGCGTCAGTCGCCACACCGCCCTGCCGCGCTCCAGGAACGACGCGAACGTTTCATCGGCGGTCGCGCTCGTCACGCGCGACCACGGGTTGCGGCGCATCCGGATCACGGCGTCACCCGTGCGCGCTGCGCTACCAGCCGCGCCGTCTCCGCGTCGAGGCTCCACAGCCCGAGGCGCCCCTTGCACGGCACGGGCTCCGACAGCGGGCGCACGTCGTCGAGCGCCCAGCACCACGGGCCGCAGTGCCACGGGGTCAGGTCGCGGCGCAGGATGCCCGTGATTCGCTCGCAGGCCGCGAGCCGCGCCGTCCCGACGATGGCCCCGCGCGCCGACTTGCAGAGCGGCACGTACCGGCCGAGCGTCTGTTCGATCCACGCCCGCCCTTCGTGGTCGTAGGACCGCCCGGCGTGGATCGCGATGGTTTCCCCGATGGCGCTCTCGGGCGCGGGCCACGTCCGATTCTCGACGCGCTTTCCCGCGTGCAGGATGGCCCACGTCCACGGCTGCCGGATGCTCAGCGCGCGCACGGCGTCACCTCGGGGAACTCGCGCACGCGGAGGTCCTCCGTTGCGTCCGTCCAGGCGATCCCGGTCTTGGCGCCCATCAGCCCTCTCCTCTCGCAGTTGCCAACGGCGTCCCATCACGGTCCACCTCAACGACGGGGCCGCAGCGCCGCGCCTTGATCTTGTGCGGGTAGGCGTCGCCCTCATTGGGCGCGCGCATGTCTGACAGCGCGACGGGACACGCCACGAATCGCGTCGCCGCGGCGTCGAATTCCAGCGCCATCGCCGGGCGCGGCGAGAAATGCAGCCCGCCGCCGCACTCCTCCCGCCCGCCGTCCCAGTCGGGCGCCTCGCACGTCCCGCCGGGGGCGTAGACGGCCCCGCGTGCGCTCCGGTAGTCGTCGCGGACCGCTTTGTAGATCGTGGCGATCCCGCCCACCATGGTCACTCCGTGGTAGTCGCACCATGCCTCGGGGGTGACGACGGCGGGAACGCGCACTACGACCCCGATTCCGGTGACCGTCACATCGCAGCCGTGGGCCGAGACGACAACTGTCGCCGTTGCCGCGAGCGCGACGGCGCGCGCGTAGGCGCGGACCTGGACCGCGCCCCACGCCTCCACGTGCGCGGAGTCCCACGCCACCACGTGCGCGGAGTCCCACGCCACCACGTGCGCGGAGCCCCACGCCACCACGTGCGCGGAGTCCCACGCCTCCACGTGCGCGGAGCCACTCGCCACCACGTGCGCGGAGCCCCACGCCACCACGTGCGCGGAGTCCCACGCCTCCACGTGCGCGGAGCCACTCGCCACCACGTGCGCGGAGTCCCACGCCTCCACGTGCGCGGAGCCACTCGCCACCACGTGCGCGGAGCCAACGACGACGATTCGCTCCGAGCGCCCGTTGTCGTGTGCCGCCAGGGCAACGTCCAACTCTGCCTGCGTCGCGACGGTGATCATGCTCCCTCTCCTCTCGCGATCCTCGCTCGCCTCGCGGCCCGGTACACGCGCTCCGGCGCGAATGCGACGGCCTTGCCGATCCGCGTGACGTAGCCGTTGCACGGCGCCGCGCCTTCGTAACACGCGCCGAACACGCCCATCGGCACGCGGTCGCCCGCCAGCGCGTACTCCACAACCACGACGGGTTGTCGCGCCGGTTGCGGCACGATGGGCGAGTGCGGCGGGACGCCCGAGTCGGCGGCGACCTCCGCGTCGTAGCAGGCGTCGCAGCCCTGCGGATCGCGGAGTCGGGCGCCGTGGCGGCAGCGGGCGAGGTTGCGCGCCACGTCAGCCCTCCGTTCCGGGTTCGGGCGCCGCGTCGGGCGCGTTGGTTTCGCGCGGCGGGAACACGTTGGCCGCGTTCTCGCCCTGCTTGATCCGCGGGTACTTCGCCCGCAGATCGGCCAGTTCGTCCGGCCCCCACTCGCCGCACTGCCGGCCGTAGAACGCCTCCAGCGCAACGAGCGTCACCCCGAGGGTCGTGTACCGGACGATCTCGGCGTCCGCCTGTCGGCGCAGATCGCCGAGACCGGGCGCGGAAGCGCTCGACGACGCGGGGCCGATCCACGCACGCAGCACGTCGAGATCCTGCGCCGTCCACTCCGCGACCCCTCGGCCCCCGACCCGCGCACAGGCAAGCCCCATGTCGAGCCCGCGATCCGCGATCGCCTTCGCGGCGCGCATGTTCCGGCCCGTGTCGATCGTCGCCGGACTCGGCGCGGGCGGCTCGGCCGGGTCGGGCATGTCCGCCGTGGCAATCCCGAGCAGCGAGAGCGCGGTGTACCGCGACAACAGCGTCACCGTCGAGGCGATGGCCTGCGCCGGGTTTTTCGAGCCGCTCGTGTCCGGCGGCGCGTCCATCGTCGCCGACTCGCTGTGCCCCTGCGCGTGCGTGAGGGTACAGGTCACGCGGACCGCGCCCTTTTCCGTCGTGGCGGGAGTCCACGCGAGTGAGAAGCCGTGCGCCGTCAGCGGCTCCGTGATCGCGTCCATCGCCGCCGCGAGGCTCGTGTGCGTGTAGCGCGTGCGCCCCTTCGCGCTGGTGAAATCCACGGTGGCATCCCGCGCGATCACTGTGGGGAGGTCGCGTTTCAGTGAAACGAGCGCGGCGGCGTACGCCTTGCGCGCCTCGTTCGCCTCCCACTCGCGCTGCATCCCCATCAACTCGCGCAGCGTCGCCGCGTCGGGGTTGCGTGCGAGGATCGTGGCGACCATCGGGTGAATCCCCTGCATGGCTACGGCGTGGGTCTCGGGGTCGAGCACGAGGGCGTGTTTGGAATCGCTCACCACGCACCTCCTTCGTCGGGGAGCGCCGCGGCATCGAGCGCCCACGGCGGCAGGTCCAGCGTGATCAGGTCCGGCGCGACGCCGGGCCAGATGTCGGCCGCTCGGCACTCACAGTACCGGCGCAACAGGTCGCGCCACATCGCGTTTCCGAGCATGAGCGTTTCCGCGGACAACCGCGCGGCGATCACGTCGTACGGCTCGACGGTCTGGACCGCGAGGATGTACGCCTCGGCGTCGGGCGGCAGCAGCCCGGCGGCGATTGCCCCGTCGCGGTACCAGGACACCTGCCCGTGATACCGGAACGTGGCCACGTCGCGGACGAACTCGCGTACCGTCGCGCGGCGCGTGGTCTTCACGTCGACCACGCACTCCGGGCACAGGTAGTCGAGCCGACCCTTGCACGCGATCCCGGTGGCTGCGTCGGTCCACTGCACGGTTTCCTCCGCTCGCCCGCCGCGGAGCAGATCCGCCGCGACGCGATGCGATCGGACGGCTCTTGCGCACGTCTCCGACAGCGCCCACTCGCCCGGAGAGAGCGCCTCGGCCCCGGCGGAAGTCGCGAGGAAGGTGGCGTAGGTGGCCTTCCCCTCGCGGGTGCGCCGATCTACCTCGGGCGCCACGGCGTAGCGGGTGGGCCATGCCTCGGGCTCCAGGATCGCGCAGTGGACGGCGCGCCCGAGGCGAAATGCGGAGCTGTCCGGCTCCGGGTTGTCGCACCGAAAGCGCATCAACGCCGGACTCGTGGCGAGCTTCGACAACGTGCTCCAGTTGAGCGCGTCGATCGCGTCGTAGTCACTCACCGCGCACCTCCGAATCCGGCGGCGCGATCGGCGCGAGCGCCTGGCGGATGGTGGGGGGCAACGCGGGCGCGGGTGCCTCTGCGGCCGGCGGCTCGTTGGGCGCGGCGTCGGGCGCGTACCCGAGGTGGCGGTCCGCGTACCCGATCGCCTCGTCGATCGCGCGCTCCACGTCGTCGGGCACGTCGTCGAATCCCGCGGTGCGCGCGGCCTCGGCCAGCGCGCGCGCCGCCTTGACCCACGCGTCGATCTCGGCGATGGCCGCAACGCGGGCGGATTCGTTGGCGCGCTCCCACCATGCGCCGCTCGCGCGGTAAGACCGATCCTGCAAGACGATCACGACCGCACCGCCCGCGGCTTGCGGATCGGACGGATCTCCAGGCCGAGGTCCATGAGTGCGCGGACGACGGTCGCCCCGTCGCACCCGAACACGTCCGGGATCGTTGCCTCGGGATTCGCCGCCCGCACTCCGGCGACGGCGGCGGCCTCGATGGCCTCCGTCGTCGGGCAGCGCAGGTCGCCGCTCTCCGTCCTCTCGCCGCGTCCGCGGCACCGCTCCGAGTTGCACAGGCAGATCATCGCTCACCCCTTCTCCGCGCGTTGCGCGGCGTCGATCGATTCGCCCCGGAGGGCCAGTTCGCAGATCGCTCCAATGGCGGCCAGGCGGTTGTCTCGCGGGGTCTGCTCCGGCGGTAGCGGAGCGGGGCCGCGCGCCTCGAGGTGCCAGCCGTAGACGCGGGCGTGTACGGCGCACAGGGCCCGGCGCAATCGCGCGACCTCGACCCACGGCTGCGACCCCGGCGCGACCGGCCCGACGACCGGCGGCCCGTAGCTCGCGTGGGCCAGGTCGCGCGGGTCGGGCGCCTCCGGCAGCAGCGCGGCCACGGCGTCACGGAGGTCGCCCGCACGGCACGTCTCCGGCGGGAGCGCGTCGTCGTCCGCCCATCCGTGCGCCCAGCGGTCGCCCGCCAGGATCGGCGTCTCGCCGTCCGCGCACCGGGGGCACGCGGCGCAGTAGCACGCCCGGGCGATCTGCTCGGCGTGCGTCACCGGGGCGCCTCCGGGCAGGTACGCCGGTTGTGCCCTGCGGCCCCGCAGAGGCCGCAGGAGTAGACCTCCTCGCCAGCGGCGACACGATGCCGGAGCCGGAGCTGGCGGGCGTACTCGGCCCGCCGGGCGCGCTCCTGGGCGCCAGCGGCCCCCAGGACGGCCGCGCAGTCGGCCCGGTGCCCGGTGACGCCCCGGCACTCAGGGCAGGGCAGGGCGAGCCCCGGAGCCTCGTACAGCGCGAGCCGTGCGCGGTGCGGGCGGGGGAGGATCGCAGGGCCGCGCCCGCCGTGGCCACCGGCGACCGCCCGCAGGCCGCCGTCGCGGCACGGCTCTCCCGTCGCCTCCCCGCAGGTAGGGCAGCGCACGGCCAGCGCGGGGTGCTGCCTGTGCGCCCGCTCGGCGGCGGCGAGGAGTCCGGTGGGGGCGTGGTCGCTCACGGCCTCCACGTCTACCGCGCCCGCGGCCCCGGTGCAACAAAATTCGCGCCGCTCGGGCGCCGCCCTCCATATATTAGCGCGTCCGCCGCCCACCCCGGGTCCGATGCCCCTCCGCACGCGGACCGCGCAAACCCGCGCCAGTCGCGGACTTGCGGACGCACCGTTCATTTCGCGCTGAATTTCTCGAGGTTTTCGCAACGCGCCTCCGCAAACCCGCGCGGAACGGGGCTTAGCGCGCTCGCCTGTTTGCCGAGTCCGCACGACGGTCGCGGGGCGATGCGAGAAATCCGCAACGATTACGCAGGGATGTCCGGCGTTGCACGATATTGGTTGACACGGGGCCACGGCGGCGGTACAAGGGGGGCATGAAGACGATCACGACGACGGACGGGAGGACGACGATGGCGGAGCATGATGTGGGCGACGACGATCAGGTCGTCGACCGATGCCCCGAGCACGGAGCAGAGTGCGTCCGCGAGCGTGGCCGCGGAGCGGCGGTCGTCTACCACTACCGCTGCGGGTGCGCGGTGGTAGCGGGAGGATCGCGCGCCGGCGGAAACGGGTGGGCACGGTGGTACGCCGATCCTGTCGTCGCGCACGGTCGCGCGGCGATGGCAACCAGGATGGCCCGCTAGGGCCAGGAGGATGACGATGACGACGACGAATCAGACCCCCGGCACCCGCGACGCCGACGAGGCGCGGAGCGTCTACGCGCGCGACCCCGGAGATTGCCGCTGGTACCGCCACGGCGACGACGCGATCGGCGTGGTCCAGAGCGACCGCGACGAGGGACTGTGGGCCCCAGCCTACGTCGCGGACGGAGCCCCGGCGGGCGAGGGGACGCTCTACCGCTGGGACGACCTGGAGGGCGCCGTGGGCGACGCGGCGCGGATCACCGCCCGCCACGCCACGTCCGCCGCGGGCGGCGACGCGCTGGCCGCCTACCACGCGGGACGGGTTGCCGAACGCGCGGCCGAGGTGCGGTCGTGACCCGCGCCGTGTCGCCTACGGCGGACGGGCACGAGCACGCGGAATATGCACACGTGCATGGGCAGTTCCGTTGCACGTGCGGGGCCGTGCGCCTCGGGACGCATGGAGTCTGGGCGACGCCGAGAGCGTCCGCCCGGCTCCGTGCGGCGGCCGAGCGGGCCACCGGGCGGCTGATGGGCGCCCACGGCACGGCCGTGGACGCCTACGGCCAACGACTGGCCGAGTAGCCCCCACCTCGGCGGTAGGCACGAGGAGCCGCCGCCGGGACCACGCACCACCGGGCGCGAGAGCGCCCGAGGAGATGACCATGAACAAGACGACGGACACCGGCACCCGCGACGCCGACGAGGCGCGGACGATGACGGCGGACGCGGCGGACCAGGCGTCCGCCGAATGGGACGCGGACATGGCGGCCGAGGCCGACCTCGCCGACGAGGGGTACGTCAACGCGGGGCTCGCCCCGCGCCGGACCCGCGACGCCGACGCGGCCCCTAGCGACCTCGACGCGGGCCCCCTGTGGGGCCTGGCGGTGCAGTCGTGACACGCGCCGAGGTGCGGTCGTGAGCCGCGGCTACAGCCGGGCCGCGATGGCGGCGCTCGGCCGCTTACAGGGGGCCCCGCCCCCGCCTCCGGCCCCCGCGCTCGCGCAGGGGGCGCACTCGCTGGAGTGCCACGCGGCGCGCGTCGCGTGGTACGACGCGCTCCACGCTGTCCTCGGCGCGTCGGACGCCGAGTCGGCCGCCCGGGGGACGCCCGGGGCGGCGTCGGCGCTCGCGGCGAAGGCGGCGACGGAGGCGGCGCGGGACGCGCGGCACGCCGAATACGTGGCGGCGCAGGGCAGGTGCCCCGCGCCGCACTATGGCGCGAGCGAGTCGGATGGCGACGACCGCCGCTCCGGAATTGGCGAGCCGTAGCCCTCACCCCGGCGGTAGGCACGCGGAGCCGCCGCCGGGACCACGCACCACCGGGCGCGAGAGCGCCCGAGGAGCAGACATGGACACCCCGACCCCCACCCCCACGATCCTCGGCATCGCGAGCTACGGCCCCGCTGGATTCGAGATCCAGGCGTCGGTCCCCGGCGAGTTCGGGGGCACGCGGACCCGCGCCGTCTGGGCCTCGGGGCACACGGCGCCGGAGACCGCAGAGGCCGTCGCCGAGCAACTCCGGGGCGACCCCGAGCGGCTGCGCGCGGCGTGGGTGCGTGGCGAGCGGCCGGATCGGAGGGCGCCGTGAGCGCGCGCGAGTACGAGATCCCCCGCGCGATCGACGCCCCCTGCCCGGCGTGCGGCGGCCTCGGGCGCCTGGCCGACGCGCCGTGCGGCGACTGCGAGGGCACCGGGCGGCGCGAGGTCACCGCCACGATCACCGTGCGCGTCTCCGGCCGCTGGTTGCGCGGGCGCTACTACGGCCCGCCGGAGGCGTGCTACGAGGGCGAGTCGCCGGCGGCGTGGTGCGTCGCCGTCACCACCGACGCGGGCCCGCTCCCGCTCTCGGCGCTCTCCGACGCGGCGCTGGAGGCGCTGTGCGAGGAGGCGCTGGAGCTCGATCGCGTCGCCGACGAGGATCGCTCATGACCCCCCGCCGTGCCCCGCCCGCCCCCGGCTGGCTCTCCTACCGCGACGCCGCGCGACGCCTCGGGATCGGCGCCACGAGCGTCGGGCGCCTCGCCGTGTCGCGCGGCTGGCCGCGCTGGCGCCAAGGGCTGTGGGCCTACGTGCGCGAGATCGACGTAGCGTCGATGCTGCCGCCCGCGGCGCCGCGCGTCGCGGACGATTCTCGCCCGGTTCCTCCCTCCGGCCTCGATGCGACCTCGCCGTGACCTCGCGCCGTGCACCAGCGCCGCACCGATGCCGCACCGGGTGCGCCGTGACCTCGCGCTTGACACGGGGCGCGGGACGTGGTAGCGGCAGGATCGGGCAAGATGATCGACTCGTACCGTAACGCCTCACGCCTCGGAGTGATCCGTCCACCCCCGCCGGTCCCGCGAAAGCGGGAGTTGCGAGTCGATCGCGATCTTGCCCGGCCGGCGGGCCGGTGGACGGGTCTCTCGGGGGCGGGAGGGTAGCCGCGTGGCAGGCCGAATCCGCAGCATCAAGCCGGAAATTCTCGAAGATGACCGCACCGCCGGGCTCGACGATGCGACCTTCCGCATGTTCGTTTCCGGACTGCTTCTCGCCGACGATTACGGCAATCTCCGCGCGAATCCGGGACTCCTCCACGCATCGATTTTCTGGGCCGCGCGAGATCCTCGCGAGAGTCTCGCGAAGGTCTCGGCCGGTCTCGAGACGCTCGCGGGCCTCGGCCTCTGGCGCCTCTACGTCGAGCACGGCCAGAAGTACGCTCACATCAAGGGGTGGACCCGTCACCAGAAGGTCGACCACCCCGGCAAACCGCGCGTTCCCCTCCCCCCCGACGATATAGATTCCGACACATACGCGCCGTTTCTCGCGAGTATGTCGCGAGAGTCTCGCGAGAGTCTCGGGCTTCCTCGCGAGACTCTCGCGCCTGATCACCGACCTCCGATCGCCGATCACCGATCTCCGATCTCCCCCTCTCGTGGAGTTGGCGGGGAGCCGGGACCCTCGGCTGCTCCGCAGCCCACCCCCTCCGATTCGGATTCGACGCCGCCCGCCACCGGCCGGACGGCTACCAGCGCGGCCCCGGGCAACGGCAAGGCCCGCGCGGACAGGGCGACGGTCGAGGCCGTCATGGCGCACTGGCGCGTCATCCTCGGCCACCCCAAGGCCGTCCTCGATCGCAAGCGCGAGGCAGCGATCCGTCGCGCGCTGGTGACCTACGGCGAGGCCGGGTGTCTCGAGGCGATCGACGGGTGCGCCCGCTCCGACTGGCACACCGGGCGCGACCCGAAGGGCGACGGGCAGCGGTACGACGATCCCACGCTGATCTTCCGCGACGCCGCGCACGTCGAGGGGTTCCGCGATCTGGCGCGGGGCGGCGCGGGACCGGCGAAACGCCCGCGTCCCGTCCGCCTTTGCGAGCGGTGCGGGAAGCCGATCGGCGACCGGGAGTCGTTCGTCGAGGGCTGCCACAACGCCTGCTACTACGCGCCGCGCGTCGCGGCGGAGGTGCCCGCATGATCACCCGCACCCTGCCCTGCGACCTCGCCTCGGAGCGCGCCCTGATCGGCTCTGTGCTGCTTCGGCCGGACGTGCTCGATTCCGTCGAGGTGACCGCCTCCGACTTCCTCACGCCCGCGCACGAGCGGATCTGGGCGGTGCTGCAGTCGATCGCCGCGCGCGGCGCGCTCCCCGTGCCCGAGGCCATCGCCGCGGAGCTCGAGGCGCGTGGCGAGACCGCGACGACTGGCGGTGCGGCGTACCTCGCCGCTCTCCTCGGCGACGTGATCACGGGGGGGAACGCGGCGCACTACGCGGGACGGGTGCGCGAGACGGCCCGGCTTCGCGCGTTGATCGGCGCGTGTTCGGAGGTTGCGGATTCCGCGTACGCGCATCGGGGCGACGTGGCCGAGTTCGTCGCCGAGGCCGAGGCGCGGATCTTCGCGGCGACGGCGGGGACGGCGACGACTGGCCGCCCGCTCCGCGACGTGATCCGGGACGCGCTGGCCGTGATCACGGAGCGCGTCGCGAACCGCGGCCGCGTCGGAGTCACGACCGGCCTCCCGGACCTCGACGGCTACCTCGGCGGGTGGCAGGCGTCGGACCTCATCCTCCTCGCGGCGCGCACGTCGCAGGGCAAGACGGCGATCGCGGTCAACTTCGCGTCGGTCGCCGCCGAGAACGGACACCCCGTCGCGGTGTTCTCGCTGGAGCAGAGCGATGTGCAGCTCGCCGAGCGGTGGCTCGTGCAGGCGGGCGCGGCCCCGGCAACGGCGGTGGCCCGTGGTCCATTGGACGCGCGCGACTGGGAGCGGATCACGGCGACGGCGTCACGCGCCGGGGCGCTCCCGGTGTGGATCGACGACACGCCCGCGCTCTCCGTCGCGCACGTCCGCAGCCGCGCCCGGCGCTTCGTCTCGCGCTACAAGGGCGGGCGCATCCCGCTCGTGATCCTCGACTACCTCCAGCTCTGCCACGGGCGCGGCGACACGCGGGAGCAGGAGGTGTCGGCTGTGTCGCGCGAGCTGAAGGCGCTCGCGAAGGAACTCCGGTGCCCCGTGATCGCGCTCGCGCAGCTTCGGCGCTCGGCCGACGATCGCGACGGCGCCCCGCGTCTGTCCGACCTCCGCGAGTCGGGCGCGCTGGAGCAGGACGCGGACGTCGTGTGCTTCCTGTGGCGGCCGTCGCAGGACCGAAGCGACGTGCGGCTGACGATCTCGAAGCAGCGCAACGGCCCGATCGGCGAGGTGACGCTGACGTGGATTCCGGAGCGGCTTCGTTTTGAGCCCGGCGCCCGCGAGTGGCAGGAAGACCCGAGGACGCCATGAGTTCCACGAATCGAGGGCAACGCGGCGGAGGAGCCGACGACTTCTTTCGCACGCCCGCGTGGTGCGTGCGACGACTCCTGGAGGTCTGCCCTCTTCCGGGCGGCGCGTGGTTGGAGCCCGCCGCCGGCGACGGCGCAATCATCCGGGCGGTGGCGCGGATGGATGTGACGTGGATCGCCGCCGAAAAACGCGCCGTCGAACTCGGCCCGCTATTTCGGCTGACGGCCCCTGTTTGCATCGTGGACTTCCTCGCATGGCAGCCTCCGTGCCGGCTCACCGTCGCGATCACCAACCCGCCCTACTCGCTCGCGATGGAGTTCGTCGAGCACGCGCTGACGATGGCGGACAACGTGGCGATGCTCCTGCGACTGAACTTCCTCGCGTCGGAGAAGCGCGCGGGCTTCATGCGCGCGCATCCCCCGGACGTGTACGTGCTGCCGAACCGCCCGAGTTTCACCCCGGACGGCAAGACCGACAGCATCGAATACGCCTGGTTCGTGTGGCCGCAGGGCGTGCGGCGTACCGGCGGGATGGTGCGCGTGCTTGCCCCGACGGCGGCGACCGAGCGCAGGGTCGCGCGACCGGGAGACCGCCCATGATGCCGGACACCTACCTCGGCGCGCTGTGGATTCCCGACATGCTCACCCCGTCGCTCAACGTCGTGCTGCGCTGGTCGCGCTGGCGCCGCGCCGCCGAGGGTCGCGACTGGGAGCGCGCGGTGCTCTGCGCCGAGGCGCTGTCCCCGGTCCCGGAGTGCGGGCGCGAGCGTCGCCGCGTCGAGATCGGCCGGTACGGCGGGCGCCTGATCGACGCCGACAACGCGGCCGGCGGCGCGAAGGCGCTCGTGGACGCGCTGCGCCATCGCGGCCTGCTCTTCGACGACTCGCCAAAATGGTGCGACCTCGCACCGATCCGGAGCTACCCCGCCGGAGAACGCGGCAAGGGGATGCTCGTGCAATTCTGGCGGCTCTCCGCCGCCGATGGAGGATGACCGATGCGAACCGAACGACTGCCCGTGACGCTCACCAACGACGAGGTGCGGGTCCGCGGCGAGGAACTCGCCGGGCTCGTGGCCGAGATCAACGCCGCCGAGGACGCGAAGAAGCTCGCGGCCCATGAAGCGAAGGCGGCGATCGACGGACTCGCCGAGAAGGCGTCGGAAGTCGCCGAGGAGATCCGTTCGCGTCGCGTGTACCGCGACGTGGAGGTGCGCGAGGACCTCGACGCCAAGGCGCGCGTCGTGTCCGTGATCCGGCTCGACACGGGCGAGGTCGTGCGCGAGCGCGTGGCTACGTCGAGCGACCTCCAGGCCGTGTTCCCCAGGCTCGCCGAGGTCCTCGACGGCCCCGGCGCGAGCGCGAAAGAGTAGCCCATGAGTGGATTTGATCCTCACCGTCGCCGCGCCCGGTTGGCCGCGAGCGCGCGGAAAACGATCCGCGACGCCGCGCGGACGTGGACCTCGGGCGCGAGGTTCGCGGGCGGATTGCCGTCGCGGGCCGCGTGGAAGCGGGCCGCGAAGATCCTCGGGCCGGCGATGGACGCCGTGGTCGCGGAAGAGCTTGGCGCCGCGCGGGCCGCGCAACCGAAGGCCGCGCCGTGACGCCCGCGAACCCTCAACGCGCGACGCCCGACGCCGACGACGAATCCGCGCGCCTCGCCCGCGACCGGGAGCGCGACCGGGCGAGGATGATCGCGCAACTCGAAACCGACCGCGCGAAGAAGGGATCGACCGATGGATGACCGCAACTGGCAGCAACGCGCCATCGACGCCGAGGTCGAGGTCGCGCGCCTCCGCGCCGTGATCGCGCGCCTCCGGCGCGAGGTCGCGCTGGCCGACCCGCGGGCGCCCGTGGGCAACGCGCCGCCGGTCACGCCGGAGCGAACGCTCAAGGAGCCCGGGCCGCGCGCGCTGACCGATCTCCTGGCCGTCGGGGGCGCTTGGCCGCCGTGGTCCGGGCGCGACAACGCGCCGGAGGGCGAGCGATGAAGCGCCCCGCTTCTCCCGCGTCCCGCCCGCTGGCCGACCTCGCAGCGGACCCCGACAACCCACGACGGATCACGCCGGAGGCCGCGGCCGGGCTGCGCTTCTCCCTCGACCGCTACGGCGACCTCTCGGGGATCGTCTTCGACGCCGCGTCGGGCGTGCTCGTCTCGGGCCACCAACGCCTCGACCAACTTCGCGCGGCGGGCGTCGCCAAGTGGACCGTCGAGCGCGAGTGCGACGCCGGGCTGACCGCGCCGGACGGCCCTGGCGCCGAGGGGACGGGGTGGATCGCGCACACGTCCGGGCGTTTCCGCGTGCGGCTCGTGCGGTGGACGGAGCAGACGCGCTCCGAGGCGAACGTCGTCGCGAACTCCGACCAGATCGCGGGCCAGTGGACCCCCGCGGCGCTGGCGAAGCTGGCGCCGCTGGCCGCGCTTCCCGCGCTGGCGCCGCTGCGGTTCGGCGAGTTGCGCATGGGGCTCGCGCGGCTGTTCCCCGATGAGACGAAGAACGCGGGTGACGACGACGTTCCCGATCCGCCGCCGGTCCCGGTGTCGCGCACGGGCGATCTGTGGATCTTGGACAGCGGAAAGGGGGCGGGACATCGGCTGCTCTGCGGCGACTCGACGAAGGCCGAGGACGTGGCGCGGGTCATGGGCGGAGAAAAGGCGGTGCTGATGGCGACCGATCCGCCGTACGGCGTCGCGTACGACAACGCGGAGCGGCCGAATCCCGGGGTGGCGAAGCCGCGGGTGGCGAAGCCGCGGGTGGCGAACGACGAACTCGTGGACGGCCCCGCGATGCAGGCGTTCCTCGAAGCGATGCTTCGCGCGGCCGAGCCCATCATGGCCCCCACCGCTGCGTATTACTTCTGGCACCCGATGCTCACGCAGGGCACGTACGTTGCAGCGGCGGCGGCGGCGGCGGCGGCGGGGATTCTGATCCATCGCCAGATCATCTGGGTCAAGGCGTGCCTGCTTCTCGGGCGCGGGGACTACCACTGGCGGCATGAACTCTGCTTCTACGGCTGGCGGAAGTCGCACCGGCCGCCGTTCTACGGGCCGCGCAACCAAGACACGATCTGGGAGTGCGGGTCGGTCGGGAACGCGGAACGGAAAGAGATGGGGCACGCGACCCCGAAGCCCATCGCGCTGTGGGACAAGCCGATGGGGAACCACACCCGGCTCGCGGAGGTCTGCTACGAGCCCTTCAGCGGCTCGGGCACGCAGATCATTGCGGGCGAGAACCTCGGGAGACGAGTCTACGCCCTGGAAATCGCGCCCGTCTACGTGGACGTGGCCGTGCTCCGGTGGGAGAAGGCGACGGGCAAGCACGCGATCCTCGACGGCGACGGGCGCACTTTTGCCGAGGTGGCAGCCGAGC